GGGGCATAAAGTATCCTTGAATCCATTCTTCCTTTTTAGATTTAGCAGATGTTTTAAAATCTATAATTGCTAAACTTTGTTCTTTTGTTTTTGAATGCTCCCATATACCAATAAGATCAACTCTACCAGCTACTCTAAGTCCATCACTATATAAAGGTGCTTCTATAGCCCAAACTTTCTTTAGGTGTTTATCAAGTTTGCCTCTTATCTGTTCAAAGACATCATTAGATTCATTAACTTGTATATTATTAACATAGTCTTCACATAACTTATGAACCTTAGTACCTCTTGTAGAAGATTTAGTAATGATTCGTTGAGCTTCTTCATTACCAACTCTAGCACGCCAGGCTGCTATAGCTTCAGCTGATATTTGTGATGTAATAGATGTTACAGATGGATAGTTACCATTAGGAGTTATATAATGACGTTTGCCATTTATATTTTTAGTTTTTAACTCTTTAAACGATACCCCATCTTTATGTTTAAAAGTCTGCATTTTTATTCATAGTATTTTGATTAGGTGAACCTGGTCTTTTTGAACCCTTATGTTTCTTCTTTATATTACGAAGAATATCTCTAAAGCTATCATCTGGTTTACGCAAACCATCAACACCTGATACAATAGCAGGAAATGATATTAAGGGTTCTATTTCCGGATGTTCTTTAAGGTAAATATCTCTTTCACCCATTGACATGAATGTTTCAAACTCCTTACCTGTTTTTGTATTTTTAAAACCATACGTTGGCATCTTACAACCCCAGTTCTGGAAACGCCTTTGCTACTACATTTTTGCTGACGCCTTTTATTTCTCTATTTTTTACTTGTAATAATAATTCAGCATCTTCTGGCATTATTGATTCTAATATATTTATGAATAGACCTTCACGTTTCATCATAGGTATCTTGCCTTGAACTGGTATTATTTTACCATCAGTTACTCTAGCTATAAAGTAGCTCATGTTTTTTAGTTCCATAATAAGACGACCTTCAATATCTAAATCTTCATCAAGAGGTTTATAAGGAGGGTTACCTTCTGGTAATACCCATCTTATATTATCACTATATGCTAATTGAAATATACCAAAAAGATGTTTTTTGGTTTCTTCTGGTATCTTTTGTAATGCTTCCACTTTTAGTGTAACATTTTTAGTTTCTCTAGCACCCTTGAGTGCTTCTGCTAATCCTAGTGTTGCCATTTTTAAAACTCGCTTATATCTTCCATTAAATGTTTCAGTTTATGTTTAACAAAATAGTTAAACAGCTTGCTTCTACTGTTAGTTGGTTGGTCAAAAGATTCTACCACCTTGGATTGAATCTCCTGGGGTATATAGCTTAAATCAATAAGCATTCTATTTCTCATCCAACCACGTTTTAATTCTTCGTCTTTAAACATTTCTTCTACATTATCAATATTATTACCTAATACTTCAATATATTTAGCGCGTAAAGGTTTTTGTCTTCCACCTTCTATAACAAATGTATCATCAGCAGAAAGATAGTTAGGTACACCATCTCCTCTATCACCTTTTGCTATATGCTCTATTAAGTATTGTTCTGGACTTTTATCTTTTAAGAATCTTTTATGTACAGGATCATACTGCTTTACATCTTTAAACTTATGTAATTGAATAAAGTCTTTATCCCCTGACAATATTAATATAGGTTCTGTAGTATGGTATTTTGTAACTATAGTACCTATTACATCATCAGCTTCTGCTGTATCTATTTTAATTACTTTATAAGGAAAGAATTCTTTTATTTCTTCTCTTACTTTATTTAAAGTGTTAAACACTGTAGACCAATCTACACTAGATTCATCTCTATATTTTTTTCTATTAGCTTTGTAGTAAGGATACCTTTGTCTTCTCCAAAAGTTTTTATCATCACAACAAATAACTAATTCACCAAACTTATTAGTAAACTTAGTTCTATTAGATCTTAAACTATTAAGTATCATATGACGAAATAAACCCTCGTCTAATTCACCTGCTTGATTACCTAATTGAACCATTAAGTTTGATATCATTACCTGATTAAGGTCAACTAATATCATTTTAAACTCCTATCTATAATGTTTAATATGCACTATAAGCGAACCTAAGACAACAATAAAAATAATTAAATTAACTGTTGACTTCATTCTCGTTTTGTAGGACTATAAGGTATGAAAAGATATACAAATGAAAGGAATATAGTATGTATAATAGTGAAGATATAATGAGTGAAATACGTGATGTAGAGTCACAAAATAATGAATTACTACAAAAAGTAGAATTTTTAACAGAGCTGGTAGAAAAATTACTTCTTACTAGATCTAGTTATGAAATGCGTAACACTAAACAAGTTACAAAATAATGGAAGCATGGGTGTTAATTATAGCATTTGCATTCTATAATGCAGATCACATAATGGAGTCAGGATCATTTAGTATTCATATGGCTTCTAAGCAAGAGTGTGAAGCAAGAGTAAATACATTTGAAGATGTTAAATTTAGCTTTGGAGATAGATCTTTTGAGACATCCGCATCATGTCATGATGTTAATATTGAAGAAAAGGAAATTTAATTGAAGTTCGTTGTTGACCTATACAGAGATATATGCGATATTAATAGTATGAGAAGAGAGCAAAAAACAAATGAACTAAAAAAAGTTTACACCGCAAAAAGCGAAAGTAGATTCACTGTATACGAATCGAAATCTATGGTGAAGCAAGAATGGTATACAGACCTTTTAGAGAAGTCCAGTCTTAAAGGTATAGCGAGAGGGACGCAGCTCAGAAGATATCTGGAAGCACAAAAGAAGTCTTTCCAAGATTACCTTCAACAAGGCCTGGCAAAAATAATTAAATTAAATGTTGACCTAAGTCCTAATTCGGGGACAATGGTCTTTGCTAGACCAGGCACACTATATTAGTAAAGGAATATATAATGGCACATCAAGTAGAAACAATGGCATACGCAGGCGAAACACCTTGGCACGGATTGGGTACTAAAGTATCAAACGATCTTAGTGTAGACGAGATGTTAAAACAATCAGGATTAGATTGGAAAGTATTACCCATTCCAGTAGTTGGTAAACATCCAGCTGGTAATGAGATTAAATCTGATCATAAAATGTTAGTAAGACAAGGTGATAATAAAGTTCTAACTATGATTACAGATAAATGGAATCCAGTACAAAACTCTGAAGCGTTTGACTTCTTTAGAGAGTTTACTGATCAAGGATCAATGGAGATGCATACTGCAGGATCACTTCAAGGTGGTAGATGGGTATGGGTACTTGCTAAATTATCAGAGTCTTTTGAATTGTTTGGTGGAGATAAAGTAGATAGTTATCTTTTATTCTCTAACCCTCACATATATGGTAGAGGTGTAGAAATTAGATTTACTCCTACTAGAGTTGTATGTAACAATACTTTAAACTTATCTTTAGGTTCATCTACTGATAATAAAGTTAGATTAAATCATAGATCAACATTTGATGCTGATATGGTTAAAGAGACTTTAGGTATTGCTAAAGAGAAGATGGCTAAGTATAAAGAGATGGCTAAGTTCTTAGGATCTAAATCTTATAAGAAAGAGATCGTAGCTGAATATATGAAAGATGTATTTCCTGGTTATGCTAAACCAGCTCATTGGTCAGAAATCGATTCACCTAAAACATTATCAGATGCTAATGTAGCAGCTTTAGGATTATCAAGAAATGCTCAAGGAGCATTAGATATATTAGAAACTCAACCTGGTGCAAATTATGCTCCTGGTAGTTGGTGGAATGCTTATAATGCAGTTACATATATGACAGATCATGTTATAGGACGTAATCAAGAATCTAGATTAACTTCATCTTGGTACGGTTTAAATAAAAGTGTTAAAGTAAAAGCATTAGAAAAAGCTGTTAAACTTGCTGAAGCAGCATAAATAGTTATATGAAATTAATATTCATATTATTATTAATAATTATAATGGCCAGTTGCTCACTCGCAACTGGCTTTGTAGTGCTTGCAGAGGAAGTACCTCCCAGAATACAAGTACCTGAAGTACCTCCCAGAATACAAGTACCTGAAGTAACTCCCAGAATACAAGTACCTAAAGATAGACCATATGGTAATGTATTTCACGTGACTAAAAGATTAATGTGCAATGATACACCAGTAGTAGATGAATACATTTTAAATAATTTTGGCCAAGTGCCACAAGAGTTTGGAATGCTTCTTAAAGATGCTATGGGTAATTATGGAATGATAACAGCTGTATATGTTAATCCTCAAACCAAAACATTCTCAATTATAGAGCGAGCAGCACAAGGACTTTCGTGTATTGTTAGTACTGGAGAAATGTGGACCACACAAACTAACGATCCTAAATTTTAATAAATAGATCCATACAACAATAAAATCTCGAGGAGAAGTTAGAGATGGAATATGAGCTATTCACAAGAAGAAATAGATAAATTTAGGGGATGTAGAATGTGGACACATGAATGCAAAATAGAAAAAACTACCATACAAGTTGGAGATAAAGAACCATGCAACTGGTGTGGATTATACGAAGAACAATACATGCAACTTAAAAATAAAAATATAAAAGAAGAATTCCTACAAGAAATAAATATGCCTCATTTTAAGGAGGGTTAATGCTGACACTAACACCATCAGCTAAAGAATATCTCAGTTCAGTAAAACCAAAAGATGGACACGTAACACTGTCTGTTGATGGTGGTGGCTGTGCTGGATTTCAATATAAGTGGGGGACAACAGATGAAGAAGCTGATATAGATTGGAGTGGTCCAATTGAAGATATTTTACTTGTTGACCCAATAGCAGAAATGTATATAATAGGAAGTATAGTTGATTACAAAACAGAGTTAGGTGGATCTTATCTAACTGTAAATAATCCAGGTGCAACCAGCAGCTGTGGATGTGGAGAGAGTTTTGGTGTATGAAGTTAATAAAAATTGATTGGAAGGGCAAGATTGGTTATGGAGATATCGTTTCACCAATTTGTTATGCTCATACAATGGCCCAAAAGAATTGTTGTGATGTAGAACTTATGTTTCATTGGCCTCATAAAAAAGGCACAAAATATAAGAAAAGCGATCCAGAAACATTAGATGAAAGAGCAAAATATTTAGCTCAAATAGCCAAGCCTATAAACTTTCATCAAGTAAAAATCAATCACAAGTATAATTCTAAGCTAGACTTTAATCATACAAATTATGATGACAGTGAACCGTTTCATAATTTTTGGTATTCTAAAATAAAAAACTTAGATTCTAGTAAAAAATTCGTCGTTATGAATACTACTGAAAATCATCAGCAAACCTTAGAAGAGTATGGTGGTAAAAGCAAGATGTGGAAAGATCCTGTTGGACTAGTTAAGTGGAACCAACTTGCGAAAAGAATTCAAGAAGAGTGGGGTATGGAAGTCAAGTATGCAGATTATAATACTCCAATAAAAGTGTTGATTGATATGTATAGAAAGTGTACACTAGCTATAGGGTATCATGGATCAACAATGTGGGTAGCAAGATATGTAGGATGTCCCATGTTAATATACTCAAAAAAGAAAATAACAGCAAAGTCTTTTCAATGGGCTATAGTAAAAGACAAATTAGAGATGAGAGATCTTATTAATAAGAACCCTTATCAATTGAGAGAAAGATCATTAAATAGGTTAGGTGAATTAGATGTCCAATTTGAACAATACCTCAATATCCCGAATTTACATAGGCTACGAGGAAAGAGAACATGATGCTTATAGAGTATGTAAACATAGTATAGAACTACTATCAGTTATTAAACCAGTACCACTAAAAAGTCAAACCATTTCAGAGTATAAAAGAAATTGGGGTGAGCCACAATCGACAGACTTTACGTTTACTAGATTCTGGGTACCTTACCTAAGTTCCTTTACGGGGTACAGTATATTTGTAGATTGTGATTTTTTATTTAAAAGCAATCCAATGAATCTTGCACAATATATTAATCCTGACTTAGCTGTAAGCGTTGTACAACATCCGAGTTATAATCCCAATACAGAAGTTAAAATGGACGGTATAGCACAACACAGATCTTATAGAAAGAACTGGGCCTCTTTAATGGTGTTCAACAATGAGCACCCTTCTAACAAAATACTAATACCCGACTATCTTAATAACCATAGACCTGGTTTAGACTTTCATCACTTTAAGTGGTTGAAGGATGAAGAGATAGGATCAATACCCTTAGAGTGGAATTGTTTAGATGGATACTATCATTTAGAAAACCCTAAAGCAATACACTATACAGATGGCGGTCCATGGTTTGGTGAAAAGTATCAGAACACAAGGTATTCTAAAGAGTGGAAAACATTATGGGCATATGTGAAACAATTTAATGAATAAAATAACTTTTTCTATAACATACTATGGTCAGGTAGATAGACTACAATATCAATTAGATTTTTTTGATAAACTACCTGCCAAAACCAAACAGAATATAACCCTACAAATACTTAATGATGGTTATAATGATGCAGGTGTATTTGAATCCTTAGCAGAATTATATAAAGACAGATTAGATTTAAAGGGATATAGAATAACAGTTGATGTTGGTTTTAATAGTCATGGTGCACGTAACTTATTAATGATGGAAAGTGAAACACATTGGAATATGTTAATGGACATAGACGTCTATATGGAACCAACAATGGTAACGTCCATGGTAATGACTCCTCTTAAAGAAGAAAATATATATGTTTTTAAGGTAGCATTTGATCATCCAGATGATCCAGAAGATTATGATCATGTTGATCCTAAAAGAATATTAAAGTTTATATCTCATCCTAATACGTGGTTAATAAGTAAGCCTGCTTTCTGGAGTGGGGGTGGATATGATATTGAGTTTACTGGTATGAGACATGGTGATGCGGAGTTCTTTTTATCACTGGATAGAGATAAATATAATCACGTTGTTTTTCATCCAGATGATGCTGTTGTACATGAGGTACACGTTAGAAATCCTAACAGAAACCGTAGCTATTTAAACCAAGCTACAGAGCATGTAAAAAATCTTCAAAGAACAGTTGACTTTGTAGAGAAAAGGAACGAAGATAAGGACAGAAAGCATAAAAAAAGATTAATATGTTTCCCGTGGAAAAGAGTATTATGATAAATGTATCAATTAAAACACCATCTCAATTTGTAGCAGAAATAGAGATTATAGTTAAAGACACTGGTATGAATCATTTTGATGCCTGTATGTATTATGCTCATAAAGCTAATGTAGAAATAGAAACGGTTGCTTCATTAATAAAAGGCAGTCAAATATTAAAAAGTAAAGTACAAGCTGATGCAGAAAAATTAAATATGATTAAGGGTACATCAGGAGCAAAGCTACCTATATGATGGAACCTTATGAAGTATATCAAAAGTATTTAGCACTAAAGACTCATTTTAAAAATGATAACTATGATTACTTTAAGTACCATGGCAAACTTAAAGGTGACAGAAGTAAATTTGATACACGTAAAGACAAGTATCACTTCTACAAATTATCCAAGATGAAACAACCAGTAGATTTTATGGTAGCTAATATGATGGTTAACCCTAACTTCTGGTCTGGTGATGTTAGTGATGAAAAGTCAATAAGCATATACAATGAATGGTTAAGAAGAAGAGATAGTAGAAAATATATCTTTGAACAAGAGATTCAAAAGATGGAAGAAAATTTTGATAGTAATATAATTGTTACTCCAGGAGAGCATCCTAGACTAATGGTGTTGTTTATAAGAGAAGTAATAAGTCCTGAAACAATTATAATTATTGATCAATTAACAGAGTTTTTTAAGTACTGGAATAAGGTGCTTGAGGAAGATATAGTCTGGCCTGATCTTTATAAGAAGTTAAAAAAATATCAGCCATTCTTTATAAATAGTGTTGACCTAGCCCCGTATAAGAGTATACTAAGGTATAGGTTTAATTAATAATTAATAAACCGTAATAAAACGTATATAACGTAATAAGGAGAAAAAATATGAGTTCATTTGCACAAATGAAATCTAATCGTCAATCGCAAGTTGATAAAATCACAAAAGAAGTATCTAAGTTACAGAGTCCAGCAGCATCAAGAGGTGATGAGGGATTTTGGAAACCAGAGGTAGACAAGTCCGGTAATGGTCATGCTATTATTCGTTTCTTGCCAGCACCTAATGGAGAAGATGTTCCGTTCGTAAGAATATGGGATCATGGGTTCCAAGGTCCTGGTGGATGGTTTATCGAGAAGTCATTGACAACATTGGGTCAAGATGATCCAGTATCTGAATACAATACTACTTTATGGATCC